AGAAGATCCAGAAGAATGACGAGAAGGTGAATGAACGGATTGACAAGCTGGAGGAAAAGACCGGCAATGACATCCAGAACATCAGGCAGGAGATCAATGACATTAAAGGCGATTTTGCAACAACATTTGTGCTGCGTGAGGACTTCTTCCGCTCCATGAACGGAGTGGAAGACAGGATGAAGATCATTGATAACAAATTAGACAAACTGCTTCTGATGGGAAAAGAAAACAAGTGAGGTGAGGAGATTGACAGATTTAGAGCAGGCAGAGGTGCAGCATAACAAAGCCATCCGTGGATATATCATCCGCTGTCTCGTAAAAGGCTTTAACAACACGGCGCTTACAAGACAGATCTCAAATTCCATGATGGCGGCAGGGCTTATCCTTTCGCCGGATATTGGCAAACATCTCGATTATCTGGAAGATGCCGGATATATCGAGTACACAGATGAAAAAGTCACAGCATACACAGCATATGCAAAGGATGCCGTGATCAAACTCACAAAAGAAGGTGTTGACCTTGCGGAAGGCACAATTGAAGATCCGGGAGTTGATATCTGATGGCAAAGAAAAGAAACAGGACAAGAGTGAGTTCCAAGTTGGATGAGATCCCGGAAGATCTGAGATTGAAAGTAGATGTGATGCTGGCTGACACATCGAATACTTATGAATACATCAGCCAGTACTTAAAAGAAGAGGGATATGACATATCAAAATCGAGTGTTGGTCGCTATGCAATGCGTTCCAACACGGCAAGGCAGAGACTGCTGGAGGCACAGGCACAGACGGAGAAACTGATTCAGGTTGTAAAGGATAATCCGGATGCGGATTATTCAGAAGCTGCGATTCTGATGACCATGAACGGACTGATCAATAAGGTTGCAACCGCAGAAGAAGAATTTCAGGAGATGCCGCTTGATAAGGCAGGGCGTCTGATCGCATCACTGTCCAGAACCAAGATATACAAGGATAAAGTGAAGCAGGACATGAAGAAAAAGGCTGATATTGCATTTCAGGAGATGGAAGCATCCATGATGCAGGTGATCAAGAATGATCCGTCACTGGCAGAGCAGCTGAAAAAAATCCTGACGACTGCAAAAGAGAGGATGCTGCAGGATGATTGATTTGAACGAATGGATCCGGGAACTTGACGACGGACCGGATAGGGAACTGATCAACCATGAAGAATATCAGAAACAGCTTTTCAGGGACTGCGTTCTCAGAAAAGATGACAATATGGAAAAACGTGAGGAACTTTTCGGGAGATTCTGTTCCGGGGAAATGCTTACTGGAGAAAAAGGACTCAGGAAGGAGCTTGCGGCATTCGACCTTGGATATTTCGGCAGGGCATATCTTTCACATTACTTTACAAGACCATCACCTGAGTTTCACGAGGAACTCGATGAGATCTGGGAGACAAGCGTGATGAAATCCAAAAATCCTATGAAATGTGCAAAAGAGATTCAAGGATGAAGGGTTCAAGAAATGCCATAGCAGCACCCAGAGGACATGCCAAGAGTACAAATCTTACATTTAAGGATGACCTGCATGCAGCGTTATATGGATATAAGCATTACATCCTGATCCTGTCTGATTCATCCGATCAGGCGGAGGGGTTTTTAGATGAGATCAAAACCGAACTGGAAGAAAATGCGGATATCATCGAAGACTTCGGAGCTTTAAAAAGTGATAAAGCATGGCGCAGCAATGTGATCGTCACGAAAAATGATGTCAAGATCGAGGCAATCGGTTCAGGAAAGAAAGTCCGTGGTAGAAAGCACAGGAACTGGAGACCAGACCTCATTGTGCTGGACGATGTCGAAAATGATGAGAATGTAAATACTCCTGAACAGCGTAAGAAGCTGAAATCATGGTTTGAAAAAGCTGTATCCAAGGCAGGAGATACTTATACAGACATCATGTACATTGGAACAGTGCTTCATTATGATTCACTGCTCAACAATGTATTACATAATCCAAGATATCATACAAAGAAATACCGGGCAGTGATCTCATGGTCAGTCCGGCAGGATCTTTGGGATGAATGGGAGAGCATATACACGAATCTGTTTGACGAGAATCACGAGGATAACGCACAGAAGTTCTTTGATGAACACCGGGAGGAAATGCTCGAAGGAACGGAAGTGCTATGGGAAGAGAAGCTGTCCTATTATGATCTGATCGTGATAAAGGTAACAGAGGGCGAAGCATCCTTTAACAGTGAACTGCAGAATGATCCGATCGATCCTGAGAATGCAACCTTCAATGAGGAATGGTTTGATTACTATGAACCGGAGAACATGGATTTTGGGAGCAGTGAGTTTTTACTGATCGGGGCTAATGATCCGTCCCTTGGAAAAAATAAAAAATCGGATACCAGCTCCATCATCAACCTGGCACTGTCTTTGACCACAGGCTACATGTATGTTGTAGAGGCATCTGTTGAAAAAAGAAAACCGGATGTTATCATCGACGACATTCTGGAGATGAACAGGCGGAATAAAAGGGACTTTGGAAAAGGGTTTTTCAAATTCGGAGTGGAGACGGTGCAGTTCCAGTATTACTTCAAGGAAGTTCTGGCACAGCGGTCTGTAGAGCAGGGAGAATACCTGCCGATCGAGGAGATACAGAGCAGTGTCAATAAAATACTGAGAATCGAATCTTTGCAGCCGATCATTAAAAACAAGTACCTGAAGTTCCGGCGTGATCAGAAGACATTGCTCACCCAGCTGAAAGAATTTCCCATGGGAAAAAATGATGATGCTCCGGATGGACTGCAGATGGCAGTGCAGCTGGCACAGACAGTTAAGGCAACAGCATCCAGTGGAAAATATAAGAGTGTGATCAAGCGGAAATTCCGCATGGGAAAAGGAGCTTATTAGGAGGACGATAATAAATGTCAAAGAAGAAAAAGAAAAAGCAGGCATTTAATCCGGATGTGGATACCGGGATCGGAAGACCTGTCCGGGCATCGGTGGCGATCGGGGATGTGAATGACAAATATTCCATGTATCCGTCAAAAGGACTGACACCGCAGCGGCTGGCTAGGATATTCCGGCAGGCAGATGATGGGGATGTCCGGGAGCAGATGGAACTCTTTGAAGAGATGGAAGAAAAGGACACACATCTTTTTTCACAGATGCAGACAAGAAAACTTGCCGTGACCGGACTGGACTGGGAAGTACAGCCTTTTTCCGATGATGAGAGGGATAAGGCGATTGCAGAGTTCATTACAGAACAGCTGAAAGGAATTGAAAACCTTGATGATGTCTTTATGGATCTGCTGGATGCCATTGGCAAGGGAATCAGTGTCATGGAGATCGAGTGGGGAGTGGAGGCAGGAGCCAATGTTATTTTGGGCATTGAATATGTGCATCCGAAAAAGCTGACC